ACCGATTATTTTTGGAGCGTAATGGATTTAAAAAATATTTTCAATCCGATGCACAAAAGGCGACGTGGATTTATATAAGCTCCAATAAAGTAGTCGAAACCTCAGCCGAGAAAATAAAAGATTTCGTACTTAATTATTTAATGGATCGAGGAGAAATTGACGTTTGGAATTATTGCGCTAGTTATCAAAATATATTCTCAGAGAATTATTTATCAATGATTGAGAGCGTCGATTTAATGATGCTAAAAGACACCAAAACAAAATCTTATATCGCGTTTGAGAATGGAATTTTAGAAGTTACAAAAGACTCCATAAAATTGGTTGATTATATCGACGTTGACGGCTACGTTTGGAAATCTCAAATTATTCAAAGAGATTTTATTCAAAGCGAAGACTTAGAAAACGAATATAAAACCTTTATAAATAATATTAGTAACAACGAGCCAATTGCTATTGAGTGCGTCGTTGGTTACCTTTTAAGCACTTATAAAAACAAAATGAACAATAAGGCTATAATCTTAAACGATGAGGTTATAAGCGAAAATCCGGAGGGAGGAACTGGAAAGGGTTTATTTGTACAAGGTTTAAAACAAATTAGAAAAATATCGATATTAGATGGTAAGTCATTTGACGATAAAAAATCATTTCCTTACCAAACTGTCTCTCCAGAAACTCAAGTTTTAGTATTTGACGACGTTAAAAAGAATTTTGACTTTGAAAGCAAATTTAGTTTAGTGACTGAGGGAATGACTTTGGAGCGTAAAAACAAAGACGCTATTAAGTTGAAAGTTGAGGAGAGTCCTAAAATGGTTATCTCTACAAATTACGCAATCAAAGGAGAGGGAAATTCTCACGATCGTCGTAGATTTGAAATTGAGTTTGCTCAATTTTACGGAAAGGCTTTGACTCCTTACGACGAATTTAATCGCCAATTATTTGACGACTGGGACGAAGAGGATTTCAAACGATTTGACAATTACATGGTTTATTGTTTACAATCTTATTTAAAATTGGGCTTAGTACCTCAAAACGCTAAAAATATTAAAATGCGTAAATTTATTGCTGAGACTTCAATGGAGTTTTTAGAGTGGGTTAAAGATATTGAAAACGTGCCTCACAATCAAAGACTCGAAAAATCTTTTTATTATACTAATTTTACAAATGAGTACCAGGATTATAAAAAATGGCTTACAAATAAGAAGTTTAATATTTGGGTGCAAAAGTATTGCAACTTTATAGGAGCAAAATATATCGACGGAAATACTAACGGGATGCGTTGGTTTACAATTCAAACCAGTAACGTTCAAATAGTCGAGGACGACGATATTGCTTTTTAAAAATAAAATAAAAAAATGGAAATAAATAAAATTTATTGCGAAAGCAATTTAGATACAATGGCAAAAATGCCTGATAATTTTGTTGACTTAGTGATTACAAGTCCACCATATGATAATTTAAGAGATTATAAAGGATATTCTTTTCCCTTTGAAAATATTGCAAAAGAGATTTTTAGAGTTATGAAAGATGGTGGTGTTGTTGTTTGGGTTGTTGGTGACAAAATAAAAGATGGAAACAAATCACTTTCATCTTTTAAACAATCCTTATTTTTTCAAGAAATTGGATTTAATGTTCACGATGTTATGATTTATCAGAAAAAAAACACTCCTTTTATGAGGTCAAATGCTTATACAAATTGTTATGAATTTATGTTTATTTTTTCTAAAGGAAAACCGAAAACCTTTAATCCATTAAAAACAAAAACTATAAGAAATGGTATTGAGAAGTTAGTTGCAAACAAAAAATCAGATGGTTTAAATAAAAAAGTTGTCGGAGAATTAAAAAAAGAAAAAACTTTAATAAATATTTGGAATTATGCAGTTGGTTTAGGAGGCTCTACAAATGACAAAATTGCCTTTGAGCATACTGCAATTTTCCCCGAAAAACTTGCACAAGACCATATAATATCTTGGAGTAATGAAGGAGATTTAATTTATGATCCTTTTATGGGAAGTGGTACTACTGCAAAAATGGCACATATTTATAAAAGAAATTGGATAGGGAGTGAAATATCAAAAGAGTATGTGGATATTGCAAATAAAAGATTAAAACCTTATTTAGACCAACAAACACTTTTTTATTACAAGTCTAGGATTTGAAAATTTATCAAATGAATATACTGAGGTTAAAAAATCAAATGAAAAGCGTAATAATATAACTGGAGCTTACAAATAATGAAACTAAGAGACTACCAAATAAAACTATCGACTCAAGCGAGTGAGATTTTACAGCATAAAAAAATCGTTTATTTAGCGATGGAGGTGCGGACTGGTAAAACTTTGACGGCTTTAAATACCGCAAAATTATTCGGAGCAAAAAATGTTTTATTCTTAACTAAGAAAAAAGCAATATCCTCAATTCAGTGGGACTACGACAACTTTAATTTTGACTTTGACATTACAATTGTAAACGATGAGAGCTTGCATTTAGTTGAGGGAAAATTTGATTTGATTATACACGACGAACACCATCGCTTTGGAGCTTATCCAAAGCCGAATAAAGTCGCTCAGCTATTTAAAAAGCGTTATTCAAAATTGCCAATGATTTTTTTATCAGGAACGCCAACGCCAGAGAGTCACTCCCAATGGTTTCACCAATTTTGGATAAGCGAGCATTCGCCTTTTAAACAATATACTAATTTTTATAAGTGGGCGGTTGATTACGTTGACGTAAAAGAGAAACGCTTAGGCTATGCGGTGATTAAAGATTATAGCACCGCAAATGAGCAGTTAATACGAAGAGCCACACAGCACTATATTATAACTTTTACACAGGCGCAAGCCGGATTTACGACCTCAGTCAACGAAATGGTCCTGGAGTGCGAGATGCAACCAATTACAAATTTGATAATTAACAAGCTCAAAAAGAATTTAGTCGTTAAGAATACCGACGGCCAGGTTATTCTCGGAGATACCGGAGTTAAATTGATGCAAAAAATCCATCAACTAAGCTCAGGCACTTGCAAATTTGAAGATGGAACGTCAAAGGTTATTGATTTATCAAAAGCAAATTTTATATTTGAAAAATTCAAAGGCGTTAAGATTGCAATTTTTTATAAGTTCAAAGAGGAATTTAACGCATTAAAATTAATTTATGGAGATGAGTTGACCGATAACGTCGAGGAGTTTGACAATAGCGACAAATGTATTGCGTTACAAATCGTTTCCGGACGTGAGGGCATCTCTTTAAAGAATGCCAAATATTTAGTTTATTATAATATTGATTTCAGTGCGACAAGTTATTGGCAAAGCCGAGATCGTTTAACGACAATGCAACGACAATCAAATGAGGTCTTTTGGATATTTAGCAAAGGAGGGATTGAACTTGACATTTATAAAACGGTATTAAAAAAGAAAGATTATACACTTAAAATATTTAAAGAAAATGAACGTACTATCACTATTTAACGGAATGAATACAGGACGCCAAGCCTTAGAAAACGTTGGTATAAAAGTTGAAAAATATTTTAGCTCAGAGATTAAGCCTTACGCTATTGAATTAACTCAATATCATTTTCCCGATACTATTCAAGTAGGAGACGTTACAAAGTGGCGAGATTGGGATATTGATTGGAAGACGATTGATTTGGTATTAAGTGGCTCTCCTTGTCAAGATTTGAGCGCAGCGGGAAAACGTGCCGGGATTAATGGTAAAAAGTCAAGTCTCTTTTTTGTCTTTGTTGAAATATTAGAACATATAAAATCACTTAATCCAAACGTCTTATTTTTACAAGAGAATGTTGGAAGTGCCTCAAAGTTGGACGTTGGAATTATGAGCCGAGCTTTGGGAGTTTATCCAGTTATGATTAATAGTTCGTTAGTTACGGCTCAACTTCGTAATCGTTATTATTGGAGTAATATAAAAACAAGACAAGATGGAATGTTTGGGGATATTGTTACCGACATACCTCAGCCAAAAGATAAGGAGATTTTTTTAAAAGACATTTTAACATTTAATAAAAAATATGTTAAACAAATAAATTCTGATTTAATATTTTATAAAAACAATGAAATAAGAATTAAATCAAATAATTTAACAGGATATGATATAATTAATGATTATGATTGTATTAATTTAGCTTTTGAAGTTTCAAAAACAAGAAGAGGAAGAGTTAATAGTTTAAAATCTCCTTGTTTATTAAAAGCAAATGAACCATTATATTATTTTTATAATGATTTATTTTATAGATTAAATAAAATTGAATTATGTAGATTACAGGGTTTTCCTGATAATTATTGTGATATAATTTCAGAAAATAAATCTGCAAGTTTACTCGGTGATGGATGGACTTTACCAATAATAGAACATATTTTTAAATTTATTCAAAAATAATTTGCATAATTAAAAATAATATTATTATATTTGTACAACCGCCAAAGTAAAACATTAATACCCTTTTCTTTTGCGCTTGGCGGTAGCAATCGAGGAGGGTTTATTTTTTATATTATGACTAAAGATTTTTTAAAAACAATTACAAATCCATACGCCGATATTAATTACGACGCAAATGGAGTGACAAAGCCGGAGCAATACAAAATTGGAATTGACACCTTTGAGAGAGCTGAGGCAAACTTAAGCAAGGAGGAAATTTTAGCGATTTGCAAATTTAATATTGACAAATATTGCTGGAGAAAAAAAGACCAGGACAAAGAGGACTTTGAAAAAATTATTAAATACGCCGAGTGGGCGCTTAAAAATTTATAGTATGGACTATTTAATAGTAAAGAACAATAAAATAGGCGTTCACTTAGAGCCTCAAATTGGAACTGCCGGACGCGAGTTTCGAATGGTTGGAACTGGTAAAAATTTACAGATGCCAAAGAGATGGAACAACCAAAAGAAAACTTTTTGTTACCACTGGATTTACACTTTTAAATATTTAGACAATGGAGAGTATTTTCAACTAGAGTTTGATTATAACGATAATTTTTTAAAAAAACTATGAAAGGACAAAAATACAATCCAAAGGACGACGATTTGATTGAGATCATTGAATTTGTCACCTGGTTGCGATTGGAGTGCGATTTTACTTCAATATATCTTTGGGATTACAAAGGACAGGATTTGACTTTAAAGGAATTATTTAACATATACAGAAACCGACATGAACAATAAAGACGAAATTATTATCGAGATGCTTGCCTGGATCTCAGTTGTAACTTTAATCGCATCTATTATTTTTTTAATATTTGGATAATGACAGAACAACAAATCCAAACTAAAATAAAAAAGAAACTCCAGGCGCAAGGGTATTTTGTAACCAAGTTAATAAAGACCTCAACAAATGGCATTCCTGACTTATTAGCTATTAAAGACGGACAGGCGACTTTTATTGAAGTAAAAAGAGAAAATGGTATATTATCCCCACTTCAAGAATTGAGGCTCTCAGAGCTTAAAAAACACGGCTGTCAAGTTTATGTTTGGAGTGATTATGGAGTTGAGTTTGTTACAAAATGACTTTTTTAAGTTATATATAATATAATTACTATATTTGTATTATGATTAAACCTTACACGATATTAACTCAAATGTGGTTAGACCAAGAAAATGACAACTTAGGACTTAACGGCTCGTTTGTTGATTTTCGTGTGAACGTGGATAGTATAGACGGATTTTGGGTTGAGTCACCGGAGGAGATTGTCCTTGTTATTAGAGGAAATGCCTATTATATTGAAAACGAAACTCACGTATTGCATTTTTTAAGTGAGTATTTTAATCCGATGAGGCTTTGATAATTCACGAACTCGCTAAAAAGGACGCTCAATGGAGAAAAATGGCTTTGCAAATTTGCAAAAGTAAAGACGTAGCGGACGAGTTGGTGCAAAATATGTATATTAAATTAAGCGAGAGGACAATTCCTGTCTCAGACGGATATATTTTTGTAACATTAAGGTCGTTATTTTACGACTCTCTAAAAAATACCGATATTTTAATCGACGATTTTAGTAAATTTGAAGTCGAAGACGAGGAATATAACGAGGGAGTTGACTACGATGAGCTTTCAAAAGATTTGACCTGGTATGAAAGGACTCTTTTTGAACAATCGACCTTAATAGGACAGCGAGAACTCTCCAGACAAACCGGAATACACATTCAAACAATCCATCGAGTAAATAAGATGGTTAAATTAAAATTAAATGGCAAAAAGAAGGACTAAAAAAGAAATTCAAGGACTGGGCGATGTTGTCGCAGCGGTAACCTCAGCGGTTGGAATTGAGCCTTGCTTAGATTGTAAGGACAGACAATTCAAATTAAACCGACTTTTTAACTTTAAAAAGGTAAAATCGGAAATGAACACAACCGATAAGGAACATTTTAGAATATTTTTAGACGTTAAAGGTCAAAGAATAGTTGACGGAAAACGTACTGAGTTAAATTTTGAGGACGTAACTTATTTAAATGGTTTATATTTACACTATTTCGGCCTTGACAATTCAAATTGTCCGACTTGCTCGAAAGTTCACGAAACGATTATAAAGGATTTATATAAATTATACTCATATGAAAGCAACTAAAAAACAACAACAAGACGAATTTTATCAGTTTTTAGATGCTATTATCGAAAACGCTCCAGCAGACCTATCAGCAAACGAAATTTGGATGCCGGACAACTTATATAAATTATTAAAAAAGAAGTCACACAACGGCTTTAAATTCTTTACGTCGGAGTTTTTGACAAATAACGAGGTGATTTTGGGGAAATATCAACCTCAATAAATTATTGTAAAATATGGAAAGTAAAAGAGACGAAAACGGAAGACTAAAAAAAGGTCATGGAGGATTAAAACCAAAAGGCGCAGAGACTAAATTGGTTTCTGAGGCTAGAGCTTTATTTGTTCAAACGTTAGAGGCTCAAGTGCCAAATATACACCAAGCCTTTGCCGATGTCCTTGACAAAGATCCATACAAGTATTTGGAATTATTCGCAAAATATGCTCAGTATTTCGTACCTAAAAAAGTCGAAACGGAAATGAATTTGAATATTGAGAAACCGATTTTTAATTCCCTTGACTTAGATGTTCCAGAAAACGACGGCGCAGAGTAAAATCGCCAAACTTAGAAAACGAGTTCGAATTGTTCAAGGCGGTACGTCAAGCTCCAAAACGTTTTCAATATTACCGCTTTTAATTACTTACGCAATTGAAAATCCATTCTCGGAAATTTCAATAGTTAGTGAGTCAATCCCTCATTTAAAAAGAGGAGCTTTAAAAGACTTTCAAAAGATAATGGTTTTAACTGACAATTATCGAGATGCAAATTTCAACCGGTCATCACTTAAATATACATTCTCGAATAATTCTTATATTGAATTTTTTAGCGTCGACCAACCGGACAAATTAAGAGGAGCGAGACGTGATATTCTATTTGTAAACGAGTGTAATAATATCGACTTTGAAAGTTACCAGCAATTAGCTGTAAGGACTAAAAAATTCATTTACTTAGACTACAACCCAACGAATGAGTTTTGGGTGCAAACGGAACTTTTAAACGATGCTGACTCCGACTTTGTTATTTTGACCTACAAAGACAACGAGGCACTCGATCCGGCAATCGTTCGAGAGATTGAGAAAGCAAAAGACAAAGCGAGTACTTCGACCTATTGGGCAAATTGGTGGAACGTTTACGGACTCGGTCAACTTGGCTCGCTTGAGGGAGTGATATTTCAAAACTGGGAGCAAATCGACACAATACCGCCAGAGTCTAAATTTTTAGGGAGTGGCCTTGACTTTGGTTATAGCAATGATCCAACGGCTCATATTGGAGTCTACGATTACAACGGCAAAATTATCGTTGACGAAATGATTTACTCAACCTCACTTTTAAACTCGGATATAATTCGATTAATGAGACAGGAAAGGACAGCTCCAATTTGGGCTGACTCAGCCGAGCCGAAGTCAATCGAGGAAATAGACGAGCCGGATTTAAT